GAATTTGTTAAATCAGATCGATCACCACGATTTGATGTTGTGTTTATAGATGAAGCACAAGATCTATCACAATCACAATGGGGCATGGCTAAATCAATATGGGATAAGACAGAACACACTTATCTAGCAGGTGATGATGACCAAGCTATATTTAGATGGGCTGGTGCAGATGTAGACAGTTTTATATCACAGACAGGAAAGATAATGCAGTTGACGCAGTCATACCGAATACCGCAGGTTGTGCATGATATTGCATCAAGGATAGTAGACAAAATACAAAATAGATTACCAAAAGAATGGAGACCAAAAACGCAAAGAGGTTTACTTTCATATTATGATGACTTCGAACAAGTTAACATGAAAGAGGGTAATTGGCTAGTGTTGGCTAGAACTAAATTTATGTTAAGTGATTTAGAAGATCACCTATACTCTCAAGGATTGTATTACGAGAACAAATTTAAGACAAACAGAGAACAAGATTTGTACAAGGCAATTACTGACTGGGAAAACCTGCGTAAAGGTGTGGATATAAATTCTGAGCAGATAGCTAGAATAGCTTCATACATGTCATCAAATCATTTTGAAAAAAATTCATTAAAACTTTTAGACAAAGATGTAACTTACAAGATGTCAAACCTACAAGAAAGACGTTGGTTGAAGACAGATAAGATTTGGTTTGAAGCTTTTGATGATGCACCCCAAAAGAAAATAAGATATATAAGACGTATGAGGGAAAACGGTGAGAAGTTAAATTCTAAACCTAGAATTGTTTTATCTACAATACATGGGGTAAAAGGTGGTGAGCAGGATAACGTGGTTCTCCTGACAGATCTATCTCGAAACACACAAAGAAACTACGAACAAAATCCTGATGATGAGAATAGATTGTTCTACGTTGGTGCAACTAGAACTAAGAATCATTTACACATCATTAGACCAAAAGATATATACAAAGGATATAAAATATGAAAACAGAAGAAGCGTTACAACTAGCAAAAGAATTAATTGCTGGACCTAGAGCAAAAACCTATGGTGATAAAATAGTAAACCATGCAAACATTGGAAAGTTATGGTCGGCATATTTAGACAAAGAGATTACGGCACACGATGCTGCTGTGATGATGGCTTTGTTAAAAGTAGCAAGAACTAAATTTGGTCAACCAACAGAAGATACTTATGTTGATGCTGCTGCGTACATGGCAATAGCTGGCGAATGTAAGGATTATTAATATGGCTTGGGAAGAATACATAAAACAAGCAAAAATATCTGAACAAAATTTTGCTAAAAATTTAATTGACCCAATATGGGCAAATAAATATGAAAATATAAAAGAACACTGGGATGTCAAAGGTAAGTATAAAAATAAACTTTATAAGTTTGATGTCAAAGGAATGAAAAAGAAAAACAGATGGGACAACAACTCACAAGATGATATAGCTTGGGTTGAAGGGACTAATGTGAGAGGTGAGCCTGGATGGGTAAAAGGTAAAGCTGATTACATTGCTTTTGAAAGAAACAAGTATTGGTTACTGGTTGATAGACAAGAGTTATTAAACCACGTGGTTGATAAATTAAAAGAGAAAGGTTACGAAAAAGGAAAGGGTGTTTATAAAATTTATCAAAGGGAAGGTAGATTAGATAAAATTACAATGGTTCCATACGAAGATATAGAAAAATTAACTAACATAGAAAAGGTACAAAAAAATGAAAACTCCACTATTTAGACCACAAACAGAATGGATACCACCAACAGACTTTCCAGATCTAAGTAAGTATGATGAGATAGCCATAGACTTAGAGACAAAAGATCCAAACTTAAATGAAAGAATGGGGTCTGGCTCTGTCGTGGGTGTAGGTGATGTGGTTGGTATATCTTTAGCAACACACGATTGGTGTGCATATTATCCAATAGCACATGAAGGTGGTGGTAACATGGATCGTAAGATGGTTCTCAAATGGTTACAAGACCAGATGAATACAGACTCTACAAAGATATTTCACAACGCCATGTATGACATATGTTGGTTAAGATCTATCGGTATAAATGTTAAAGGACAGATCGTAGACACAATGATAGCTGCATCTCTTATCGATGAGAATAGATACAGGTATGATTTAAATGGTTTATCAAGAGACTACATTGGCAAAGGTAAAGATGAAACAGTATTGCAAGAGACAGCAAAGTCTTGGGGTGTAGATCCTAAAGCAGAGATGTACAAACTACCAGCTATGTACGTTGGAGCTTACGCAGAGCGTGACGCCCAACTTACACTGGAGTTGTGGCAAGAATTTAAAAAAGAAATAATGCACCAGGACATTGAAGATATATTTAATATGGAGACTAAATTGTTTCCTGTTCTAGTTGATATGAGATTCCTAGGTGTACGTGTAGATGCAGACAGGGCGGCTTACGAAAAACAAAGAATGGTAGAAGAAGAAAAAAGATTACTTGGTGGCATATATGCTGAAACAAAACTAGATGTTCAGATATGGGCTGCAAGATCTATTGCTAAAGTATTTGATAAACTTGGTTTACCGTATGAACGAACAGTAAAGACACAGGCACCAAGCTTTACTAAAAACTTTTTAGCTAATCACCCACACAAGATTGTACAAGCGATTGCAAAGGCAAGAGAGATTAACAAGGCACATACAACTTTTATAGATACAATACTTAAATATTCACAGCGTGGTAGAATACACGCTGAGATAAACCAGTTACGTGGTGATAGCGGCGGGACTGTTACAGGTAGATTCAGTATGAATAATCCAAACCTACAGCAGATACCTGCAAGGAACAAAGATCTCGGACCACGGATCAGAAGTTTGTTTATACCTGAAGAAGGATGTAAGTGGGGTTGTTTTGACTACAACCAGCAGGAACCACGTCTTGTTGTTCACTACTCTGCACTACAAGGATTCTATTCTGTAGAGGATGTAGTGGATGCATACAAGAACGAGAATGCAGACTTCCATCAGATCGTGGCTGACATGGCTGACATTGGTAGATTCCAAGCTAAAACGATCAATCTGGGTCTTTTCTATGGTATGGGTAAAAACAAACTACAAGCAGAGCTTGGCATAAACAAGTTACAAGCAGAAGAATTATTTAAACAATACCATACAAAAGTTCCATTTGTTAAACAGCTTATGGATGCAGTGATGAGTAGAGCACAGCAACGTGGTAAAGTTAGAACGCTTCTAGGTAGATTGTGTAGGTTTCATTTATGGGAACCAAATCAATTCGGTATACATAAACCATTACCTCACGATGCAGCACTGGCGGAACACGGACCAGGGATCAGAAGAGCATACACATACAAAGCTTTGAACAGATTGATACAAGGATCTGCAGCTGACATGACAAAGAAAGCTATGATAGATCTACATGCTGAAGGCATTCTACCACATCTACAAGTGCATGATGAATTAGATATATCTGTGCAAGATTCAAAAGAAGCTAGTAAGATTAAAGAAATTATGGAGTCAACGGTCACACTTGAAGTTCCTAACAAAGTAGATTATGAAGAGGGAGACAACTGGGGCAGTATCAAATGAGGATTTATTATGGCATATTTAAACGCAAACATACCACCAGAGTACGCACAAATCAGGAGAGAGTATCTCTATGACCTTAAGAAACATCATGGCGAAGTTGAAGACTGCATTATTTTTGGTCTTTCGGCTATTACAGGGCGTAGTATCCTTTTTCATTGTATTATGGAAAATGGAGCTGTCTTCTATCGCCTCCCGATATCTGCGTTCATTCAAAGAGGCTTTGACCCAGAAAAAGTTCCTAGACGTAGACTTGACGAGTTACAGCTTTGGAATTGTTTCTCTTATTATCCTGCTGTTACTTCTTGGGATATTTTAGAAGCACAAGCTGGTAAATACATAGGAAAAGACAAGAAATGGCACCCTGGTAAATACTTATTTACTGTTGACTTTGCCCATCCTGAAGCTAATATCTTAGATACGGACCACTCAGAGATTCCGCACGAGCACAAATGTGCTCACATCATAGCCCTAGACGACGGGAACTATGCAGCACAACCCAACAATAGATGTATATGGGATATACCATCGTTTACGGTGAAAGATAACGTCCCAGATTGGAAGGTGCAAACATCAGAGTGGAATGTAGAGAACAC